ACCTGTAATAACATCATCACCATTGTTATCATAAATATCTATTAATTCACCAATTTTATTTTGCCACCAATCACCATTAGGGTCTGAGCCACCAATGGTTATAAAGCTATCACCAGCAACACCACTCCATGTTAATGATTTAGATGTACCGCCAAAAAATGGATTATCAACTTCTGTATCACAAACATCAGCAGCAGAGCTAAATGTAGAAATATTGATTTGTGATTCAGTTAATCCTTTACCGACCTCGTTGTCAGTAATGTAATTTAAAAAACATAAGGCAGGGTTATCTGAATATGCATAAGTAGAAACATCATTAAATCTATGTGAACCACTACCACCAGCAGTAGAATCTAATCTAGGATCATAAACTTTCTTACCTCTAACTTGTACTGTTAGTTGCGGTACTCCTGACCAAATACCATCTTTATCATAACCATAATGAGCAGCAATATAAGCTATACCATTTAATTTATGTGCTGAAGTCCAATTAGGCATAGAAGCTACAAGCATAGGGTCTGCTGTTTGACTTGCAGCACCATGATGTAAGTTCATTACATATCTATATTTAGAAGTAGGACTTGAACCAAATTGACCAGCACCAGCATCAATGCCAGTACCATTTTGTGAAACTGTATTTAATGAATAGTTACCTGAAGCTATTTTATCTGAACCTATATAACCACCATCTCTAAATCTAGCAGAATCAGTTAATCTATTGCCATCTAATTCAATACTCTTACCAATAATTTCATCTACTTCACCTACTGCTAAAGCATAGACCACATATAAATCTCTTGAATCATTTGCAGATACATCCATGTAAATAATCTGAGCACCAACTCTACGAGTACCATATATAACAGGAATCTTTCCACCAGCAGAAGTTTTATTAGCTAGAATATCTTGACCTTTAGCAAGCATATTTCTAGCTTGTAAGAATCCTTTAACTCCAACTACAAGGGTTGCTACATTTACAATAGTAGTTATTGCTTGTAATACCTTGCTTCCTTCGTAAACACCTTTAGCCCATTGAAAAAACTGAACAACTTTATCTAGCATTATCTACCCCACCTAACATCTTCTTTAACTTGGGTAGCAAATTCCATACCTTTATCACCTGTACTAAATGATTGTTGTGATTCATCAGAAAAGTGTCTTCCTTTAGTTAAATTCCAATTTGCCCAATGCGATGCAACTGTCATATTAAGTGTAGAATTATCAATACTTTCTGTAATAGCAACATTTCTAATTTGCCCTGTAAAATAATTAATTGCACCTACAATAGTTTCATCTGAATTAAAATAAGCTATATAAATATCAACTGTTTTATCTGTAAAAGCACCATCTTGAACTAAAGACCTGACTTGGTCAGTAACATTTGAAAAACCTAAATTTATTTCATCTACCTGTAATTGACCTGTTTCAGTTATTGAATCAACTGATAAAAAAGAACCGCCAGCTTCATAGCTATTAGAATCATAAGTAACATCAGAATACCAATCAGTTAATCTGATAGTAGATGATAAATTAAGTTCAACTAAAAAAGCTGTCTTAGTTGCTGTTGATGATACTTGAGTTTGTAAAGCAGATGATAAACTTCTAGGCATTAGGTTATAACCTCTCTAACATCAAATGAAATACTATAAAAACCACTAGCATCTGTTGAATACATAATCTCATTATTTTCAAGATAAACAGTGAAACTAGGTTTATTTACAGTAACAGCTTCATTATCTGCTAGAGATGCTACTAGGTTAGGTGATATAAGAACAGTTAATGCTCCACTACCATCAGAATCAATATCTGATTGAACCATATAGACTTTACTATGATTAGCAAATTTAATTAGATCACCAGCTTTCAAAGCACCTGTTTGATTGTTTGAGAAGCCATCTATAGCAATAGAAGCATCTCCTGATGTATGAGCTCCAACTACCTGAATATCTGTTTCTAACCTGCCTGCACCTAAATTATCTAATGGTGCAACTATAGTAAAGTCCTCAAAAGAACCTTTTTGTTTTTGTAAAAATGCAAATACTTCTTGAGCCTTTTCTTGTTGTAAAGGTGGCATTTGCACTGTAAAAGAAAAATATTGACTACCTATTTGTCTGACTTGTTTTCTACCTGATAAAGTCTGATTCAATAAAGTAGGTCTATTATCTTTGAAATTTAAACTTCTAAAATTAGGAGATGTTGGAAATTGTCCTGACATTATACTACTCCCATCTTGCCTTGATTATTCATGGCATTGTTTATGATTGATGTTATCAATCCTTTTCTTGATGCTAATAATTGGTCAAATCCAGCAGCATCTACTGTTGATATATTAAAGTTGACTGTAGCACCCATGCCTTGACCTTTAGTATGATCTATAACAGTTTCATTAGGATGTAATATTGCAGGAAATCCACCTCTGCCATCTACACCACCTGCTCTTGCACCCATACCAGTAAAACCACCACCTTCTAATTTAGGAATTGTATTTGGTATTGTTAATGATGATGTATCTATTTGAGGTTTTTTCTTAAATATACCACCAAACGATTCAAACATTTTATCTATAACTAATTTTTGTAAAGCTATTCTTATTAACTCTCTTACTATAGAGGTAGCAAAATCTTTAAATGATGCTTTACCTTTTTCTAAGAAATCCATAGTTAATTGAGTAATACCATCATAAGACTTTTGAAATACACCCTGCATTTCTTCTTGCATGGTTTTTATATTAGTAAAGAAATCTTTATAACCCTTTTCAGCATCTGCTAAAAACTGTTGAAATGCTGTTAGTTTTGCAAAACCAGTTTTTTTGTCAGCTTCTTGTTCTTCAGGCTTTCCAAATATAAGTTCCATAAGACTTGGAACTTCATAATCTGTATCTCCTACAACTCTGTCTCTAATTCTTTTTCTAGCTTCTGCAATTTTTTCTACAGATTCATCAATCTCTCCACCTATAGCATCAACATCTATAAGTTTAATTTTACCAATACCAAGCCTTTCAGCTACATTTGGCATTTTATCTATAGCACTATTAAACAACCCTAATATTTTATTAAGACCATTTGCTATAAATTTAATTACAGCAAAACCAGTTAATTCTTTTATACCTTGTTTAAAGGTTTCAAAAGCAATTAAACCTTTATCAATAAAATTAGGAATTGTTACGTCAAATACTTGTCTAAAGTCATTATATATTTCTTGTCTAAATACATAAGCTGCCATTATTAATGTAGTAAATCCTGTTAATAATAAACCAAATGGATTTGCTAATATTGCCTTACCCATAGCTTTTATAGCTAAAGTAACTCCAGCTATTGCTGGTATTAATAAAGCATCTAAGTTTTGTGCAACAAAATTTATTCCATTAGCAAGTTTTGAAAAACCTTGAGTAGATTCTTGAATATCTCCAATCATAAATTGAAAATTATTTCTTAAAGCCACACCAGCTTGACCTAAAGTCATAGGCATATCTTTTATTAGATTATTAGTTTCATCAATACCTGCAATAAGAATTGGCATTACAGTTTCTGCTGTTAATTTACCAGCATGACCAAATTCTCTAAGCTCACCAACAGTCATGTTAAGACCTTCGGCTAACATCTTAGTAAGAATCGTGTTGTTTTCCATTACTGATCTAAGCTCATCACCTCTTAAAGCACCTGAAGCTAAACCCTGAGCTAACTGTCTAGCAGAGTTATTTGCTTCTTGAGCATGAGAACCAGCAATAATAAAAGTATTTGCAACCATTTGTGTAGCATCAGCAACGTCTTGTTGTGTTGCTCCTAAATGCTCAGTAGCTAAAGAAAGTCTTGTAAACAACATGGCTACAGCATCAAAATCAGACCTTGACTCTAATGCAATTCTTCTCATGTGGTTCATAGCACTAGCAGTTGCTTCTGCACTACCAGTAAAAGCATCCATTCTGTTTTTAACGCCAATCATGACGTTAGCAGCTTCAACTAATTCTCTTACAGAAAAAGCAGCAGCAAGAGTTTGCCCTAATTGACTAACAACGCTATTGACACCACCAATGTCTCTTTTAAATTTATTTAAAGCAGCAGCAGATTTGTTATTTGCGAATAAATCTATCTGATATTTAAATGCTTTAGGTAGTGCCATTTCTTTCTTCCTTTATCTCAAGATAAGCCAACCATCCTTGAAACTCCTCAACTGTCATTGAATCAATTTCAGTTAATGTTTTGTTAAGTTTTTCAGCTAAAGCATATCTTATGTATAGCTGCTTATCTTCAATTACTTTTTTTTAACTTCTTCCTGTGAAACATTATTCATCATTTCACTAGAAACTCTTATTAATACATCTCTATCAACCCTCTCCAATAAGGTTTTCTTATCAGCGATGGTAAATAACTTTTCTCCAGCTTCGTCTAATGCTTTATAAATTAAAACATAAGCCAAAAGCTGTACGTCATCATCTTGAGCTAGTTTCATAAATTTAGAAGTCTCTGAAAGAGTTATTGGTTTACAATAAATCTTAAGTGGATTATTTTCATCCTCACCCCATTCAGGGACTTCTATAATTTTAGTTTCTAGGCTATCAAAATGCTTCTTTGCGTTATCTATTGCTGACATTTTCTTATACTGTTGTTTGTGTTAATGCACCAGTACCCTGTACTGAAACACTAGCTTCAACTAGACCATCAAATGAGCCAGTTCTTGTTACTCCAGTAACAATAGCTGTACCAGTATAATAAGTATCACCTGCTGTATCTCCTTCAGGATATAGATTTAAAGTTACTTCTGAACCAATGGTTAAAGCACCTTGACCAGTAGTATCAGTCTCATCCCAAAATACATCTAAACTTCCTGAGAAAGAAGTCAATGATGATTTATATGTTCTAGCAGAATCGCCCATTGAAGTATCTTCTAAAGTATCAGCAGTTTCTTCGATTGAATATGATCTAACCTCAGACACTGAATCTGTACCAACTTTAACGATACCTTCGCTTCCTTTATGTGTCGCCATTTTCTACCTCGTCTTTCGACTTTTTCTTAGAAGAAGATTTAATTTTATCTTGCGAATGGACTGCTTCCTCTTTCCAACCCATATTCTTTAAAGACTCAACCTTAGAAGGATGAGCTATTATTGAATTCTTACCATTTGGACTAATCATTTTCATAATTTGCCTCCTGTTAAACTGCTACATCAGGATTAGTTTCCTGAACATAATAGTTAGTTAAAAATGTAAGAGAGACATAACCCAGCGGCTTTTCTCCCTCTCCGTTAAATTCTATTTCTGTTGATTCTAAATAGCAGTCTTTAGCTAATCCATCTAAAGTTCTATCTGCTGCTATTGCTTCCTCAACTTCTTTTGATATTGTATCAATAGTATCATCAAAGTCACTACTAGCTTTTGCATATCCTTCTACCACTACTGACAATTCTCTACTCATAACTCTATCAGTACCTATTACTATAGGTTCAGATGTTTCTGACTTAGTATAGATAACTAATGCTGGTACTGTTTCTAATGGATAAACCCTAGATTGATATACTCTTGATCCAGTAGTTGTTAAACCAGTTAAAGTTGTACCAAACTTTTCTCTTATCTGTTGTCTTATATGATTTGCCATTAAACTTCCTCTAACATTAATGCACTAAAACCTGTCCTATCTGCTTGTATATTTACAACAGTATAGTTTTGTGCTGCTTTGAGTATATTACCATTAGTATCTTTAATTGCAGATACATCTAATCTATTTCCAAATGCAATATTTGGTACATCTACAGTTCTGCAATAGGCTATTGGTTTTAATGCCTCTACACCAACACCATCATTTAGTTCTACATATTCATTATTTAGAATTACATTGATGGTTGTGGAAGTACCATTATTTGTATAAACAGCAGATACTCCATGACCATAGTTAATATCTAAATATCCAGCCATATCTAATTCAGTTTCTAATCTAAATTGAGACATTATTCTTCCTCTAATACCAAAGAGACTAAACCTGTATTATCAGGTTCTACCGACCTAACAACAAATGTAGTTGTTGGTTTCAAAACATTACCCTTATCAGTTGTTATTGCATCAACTCTTAATTTATCTTCTTGAGATATATAAGGTACATCAGATGCTTTAACTATTGCTCTTGGCTGATAACCAGCAACAGGAACAGTGCCGCCTTCTATATTAAAATATTCTTGGTCAATAATAATATTAATATTCTTAGAGAATCCTGAATCAATATCAAAAAGGGTATCTATTAATGGGAAGTCATCCCATAGAGATTGTTGGACTTCAAAGAAAGTGGCAGTAACACCATGACCTGTTGTGGTATCAACATAGGCGTTAAAATCTAATGCACTCTCTAAAGGCATGATTTACTTTTTAGCTCTAGTCTTAGGAGCTTTTACTTTTGAAGTTTCTAAACCTACGCTTCTATCTTGTTTTTCAGCTTTAGGCTTACCTACATGAACTTCAGCTTTACCATAACCACATAAAGCATGACCTTCATGTTCAGGTAATTCAACTATATCGCCAGCATGAACTTTAGAACCACCAGCCATTGTATCTGTTAAGATTTTGTATTTTTTCATATTTAAGTTGGCGGTATTGCTACCGCCATTCCATTTAAGCATCAGTTAATTAGTCGCTTGATTTACAGAAAGATACTGCATGTCTTACA